ACGTTGCTATCACTAGCACTTTCAACAAGTGTTCTTATTTCTGCTGCGGTCTGGTCTGCTGTAGCAGAAGCTTCTATTGCATTTAACTTTGAATGATCTGCGTCAGTAAAGACATTACTATCACTAGCACTCTCTACTAATGTTCTGATCTCTGCTGCTGTTTGATCTCCTGTAGCACCTTCTTCAATACCACTTAATTTATCTGTAATTTCCTGTTGAGCAAATAATACCTGGTCGCTGTTTGTATCTAAATCTGTTTCTGTTAAAACACTACCATCTTGAAAATCTACTTTCTTTGCACTTATATTTGTATCTCTTTGAAACTTAACAGCAGCACCATTAGCAGGGGTGTTGCCAGAAGTAAAGGTAACAGTTGAACCGCTAATCGTGTAATGAGTATCTAATGTTTTTAAAACCCCTGCTACTGTTACATCTACTTCGTTGTTGGCTAAGAACGAAAAAGATATTGCAAAGTTATTGGTACTACCATTACCAGTATGTGTAGTTGCTGTCGCTGTGGTGTTAGTAGCCATGATTATTGAGAATTAGGATTCTTTCTTTTATTGTAATTATTATAGACCCCTTGAACAGTAGCATCATTGATTTGACCTACCCTATCTACATATTTTTCATATAATGGTTTGTTTTCTGGTAGTTGTAACCATTCCTCTCTTGCTTTTGTTTTGTAATCTGCAACAATTAATTTAATTTCTTTTGATAATATAGCTCTAGCTTTATCCATAGCACCTACCATTACATCTTCGTTAGTAGAATCAAGACCTTCTCCCATAGCAGTTTTATAATAATCTTTCATTGGTCCTTCATTTAATTTTTCAAATAAAGAAACAATAAGTCTTTTGCCATCTATTTTAGTATCAAAAGCTAAATATTGAATATAACTATCATAAGAATTTCTATCTAATTCAATTCCACTATTTTGTATGCCTGATTCTCTAAAGAAAAATTTTCTAGGTGGTTGTAGAGATATGTTTAAATCATTAATTACACTTAATACATAATTATCTTTTGTAGTAGTAGCAGTAAAAGGATTTAATATATCAAGTGTTTCTGGCCCATATCCATTAGGGTATCTAACTATTGAACCTGTTAACCAATTTCTGTCAGGTTTAAGATCGGCATTATATAAAGGTAAAGTTCTAGTAAATTCATTAATAAGTAACCTAAGTCCTGTATTCGTTTCATCTGCGGGATAATATCTTGTATCAAGTTTCGTTTTATCTATAGCTCTTCGAGTTGCTCTACCAAGACCTGCAACTGGATTTATTATATTTGCTGCCCTTCTTGATAAAAGACTTAACATCATATATGGGTTATGTATAGCTTCTGCAAGCTCTGTTATACCTCTTAGATATGTTCTATCAGATAGGTTTCTAGCTATTGATACAGTAGCAGCAACAGACCAATCGTTTCTTTGTTGACTACCTATTTGTCCTTCTATATCAACAAAGTCAGCAAGACCCATAAGAATACCAGAGAAAGGGTCAAGTCTTTTATAAGAAATATATTTGTATTTTGGTTTGCCACTTTTAGTTATTATAGGTTCTCCATTACTATCTCTTACTAAAAATCTAAATGAATATGGTTGCCAACCTTCTTCTTTTAACTGTGCAACTAAGGTTCTGTTTGCTTCAATAGCATCTCCAAATCCTACTGTATTAGGACCTGCACCTGTCATGGCTATCTCTGCAAAAGGATTTTCAATTTCTCTAGCAATTAAAGATGCAGATAAAAGTAATCCACTACCAAGATACATTTCTCCTCTAGCTCTTGCTGCTATGTTTGGGTCAGTACTTCTTAATGCTTGTCTATATTCTTGTAAGGCTAAGTTCAATACAGGTGTATATCTTACTTGTGTTTTAAAAATATTAATAGGTGTTCTTATAAAAGGAAAAACCATTCTACCAACAGGGTGTTTTGAAAAAGGTTGTAATCTTCCTCCTAAAGAATCCTTTGGTAGTTCTTTTGTAAAAGTTGCTTCGGCTGCATAGTCTCTGGCTTTCTTATATAAATCTGTAATACTCTTTGGTAATTTTCTTGTGCTTCCAGTATCAACTATTTTAAATACTTTTTCTGATTGTTCTGTTATATATTTTGTTAAGTCGTTTCCTACTTTCCCTGCTTTAACTCCTTTTTCCCAAGCTTCTGCTTTTACATAAGCTCTAAAATTCACTTGCTTTAAAAATTCATCTTCTGTAATTAACATACGAGAACCAAAACCATTTATATTTCTAAAGGTGTTGTATATAGAAGGTACGAAAGCATCAAGTAAAAACAAATCTACAAATGGTTTTACTACAGTTTGTGTTACAGCATTAGTTTCTGCAAAAGCTCTAACATCTTCGGCATTAATATTTCTTGATACTCTTTGTGCATCTTGTACCATAGCACCTCTATCTAATACGTTTTCATTAGCTTTAAAAGCTTTTCGTGCAACATTAAAAGCATCTCCTAAAGATGTAGTCATATAAATAAACTGTTTCCAACCTTTTACAAATTCATCATTATTAAACTCAGGTCTAAATGTAAGATTAGAAGGCTGTTGAAATATAGTTCTACCATAACCAACATTCATATCTTTCCTAAAAACAATTTTTGCAGCACCTAAAGATTGTGACAATGGTTTAGTTAAAGTATTAAGACTTGTTGATAAAAGGTTTACTACATGAGTAGGTGGACCGCTAAGTATAGAGTTAATAAATATCTCGTTAGTAAACTCTACACCTCTTAATAAAAGACCTTTTTTAACCATACGTTTCATAACTTCTGGATTGCCACCTGCTATATTCAAATATTTTGTAAGTCTTGTTAAGGCTAAAGCTGCTTCTTCATCTCCTTTCTCAACTAAATCAAATATTTGATTGAAGGTTTGATCTATTTCATCAATCCCTGCATCTTCTATAAACTGTTTGTTAAGGTCTTCAATGTTTTCTGTACCTCTTGATTTCTTACCAAAATCTTCTGCTGTTACTTTTACATCTCTTAAATCCCCTGCAATTCTCCTAGCACCTAAAGATTGCGAGGTTAATGAACCTACTCCTTTATTTAAGTAAACAAGACCTCGTAATACTTTTACTTCTTCTATAAATTCTTCTTTTATTGATTTTATTAGGTCTGGATTTTTACCTACTATTCCATTATGTAAAGCAGCAGATAAGTTAAAAACAGCTTCGCCATTTTTATTCATCATTTGATTTATTGATATGCTTGTTGCAGGTAAATATTTTGGGTTGTTTATTATTTTGCCATCTGATGTTTTAATAACAGGACCAAATTCTTGTAAGAAAAATCTAGCAGCTTCTAATGCTTGACCATTTGATTGTCTTTGAGAAGCAACAAACATATCTCCTAAAGATACAGACCTAGTCCATTTTCCTAATTCATCTGTATCTCTAAAATATTCACTTATATTTAAAAGATTTTTTCTAAGGCTATCAATACCACCGCCTGTAATATTCGGGTTAAATGTAGATTCTATTTTTTCGCCTACTTGTGGTATTTGTGTAGTATCTCCTATGCCTTGTCCTTTTTTTACTTCTAAAGGTTTTACTAAATCAATAACTTTTTCATCTAATAATTCATTACCTGCTTCATCAATTCCTAAATCTTTAAATTTTAATTTTCTTTTTGCTTCTAAAGTTTGTAATATTTTTGGTGCAAGTGGAGAATTTCTAAAACCTTTTAAGGCAACAGACAAACCTGTTAAAACTTCTCCTATAACTGCACCACCAAAAGCTTTTCTTAATCTTGCTTCTATAGGAGATATATCATCATCAGCTTTAAATATTGATGCAGGCATTTTTAAAACATCAACAACTGGTTCTAATGCACCTTCATAAGAATCAACCATATTGTAAAGGTTTTGTTCGTATGGGTCTTCTACTACAAAATCAGTTAAAAAACCTGCAATAAGGTTTCTTGTCCATTGATTTTTTATACCTTTAAGACCTTTGCTAAAGATACCCATAGGTAGTAAGAACTGAGTTATAGCTTGTGGTATTTGATAAAATGCACCATCATCTTCTCTCTCGAAATAACTGTA